GTAACAGCAAGGTTCTTCTACACGAGGATGGACGGCACGATCCACGACATAAACAATGCAGGAATTGTATGCGGCCTATACTCGAAATCAGGAGTTCAGCAGTCGATAGGTGAAGTAAAAAGCTTCAACATTCCTGAGAATAAAATGCTTGAACTACTTCCGGTAGGGATTGAAGATTACATCGGATTATTCGATGAAACAAAATATCTCACCTTTAGGAAGTATGAAGGGCTTGAGGGGTTCTATGTTACTAATGCGAGGATGATGTGCCCGGATGGATCGGACTACAGATACGCTGAGGATGTCAGGGTTAAAAACAAAATTGTAAAAGAGACACGAAAACAAGCCCTGCAAGAACTCCAAAGTGACGTGGATATGGCCGATGTCCAAGGAAGCCTTGAAACAATCGCGAAATTCATTCAAATACCAGTCGATAGAATGGCAAGATCGAAAGAAATATCATCAGGAAGAATCGTTGTGCCAGAAGGGCAAGACATACTTGTGACAGAAAAATTGAGTGTCGTGATTAGATACGTCCCGATTGGTCATGTGAGAGAAATTGAGATTGACCTTGGGATGGAAAATCCATTTAAGTAATTAGCCATAAGGAGGGATGAAAGATGTCGATCATTAACGGCAAGAGTTATGACTGGTCTGATGTGGCTGTGAAGCTTCCAGGTCTGGAAATTGAAGTCCAAGAAATATCCTATGATGATGAACTTGAAAAAGAGGCTGTTTACGGCAAAGGAAGCACGGCGAGAGGCTACGGCACTGGGAACTATAAAGCATCAGGAAAGATATCGTTCCTCAGGGATGACTTTGACGACTTGGTGGATTACTGCAAGATAAAGAGCGTCTCTCTATACAAGCTTGTAATTCCAAAAATCATCGTCAGCTATGCCAATCAAACGAAAAAGACTAAGACGGATGAGCTAGACACCGTGACCTTTACGAAAACGAGTCAGAAAGATGCACAGGGAGACAAATCTTTGAAGGTTGACATGGACTTTATCATCGTGAATGGCATTATTCGAGATGGTTTAAAGCCAGTTTAAAAAGTGTTAGTCTCAAAATAATTGACAAATTGGAGGAAGAAAAATGGACGTAGATAAGGTAGAAACTTATAAGGCTAAATACGGCAAGGTGTATTGCGTTACAGCGACAATTGAGCCGGACGATTCAGAAACTGTTGAGCTTGATTACGTTTTCAGGAAACCTGCAACGGCAAGTTATGACAGATATGTAAAGAGCACATCCCAAAGCCCGACCAAAGCCCTAAAAGCGTTTGTCCTGGACAACATCATTGATGAACAGACTCAGAAACTTGAGGCCGATCTCGAAGAATACCCTGCCCTCTCCCTCAGTATTGGTGAAAAGCTTTTGAATATGCTGGGGTTGTCTAAAGACATAAATTTAAAGCAGCTCTAGAAGAGCATCTCCAGGAGATAAGTACAAATTACATTGAAACTGGCACGCTTGAAATACACAGATACTTACCTCCTGCTCTTCTGGAGAAAGCTGTTGCAGTCATGGACATGGATGAATTTTTGAAGGCCCTTGCTCAGGCAAGATACATCCAACAACTTGAAGAGAATGTAATGGCCCGGGCTATTTCGAAAGTATTTTCGGAATAAAAAAGAACCGGCCTCGTTAAAAGGTCGGCTCTTTTCTTAAGATCCAGCTTTTGTATAAAATTGTGGCGTGTTTCGCAGACTTAAAGACTCGATCATTTTTTCTATCTTGGTGCCTACCTATGGTGAATTGATTACCAAGCCAAAGCCAATATGGAATTAGATAAATAGCAAGTGGTACAAAAATAACGACTGATATTACTACACCAGCACCAAGAGCGAAAAGGATGACATAAAAAAGACCAGTCAAAATCAGCATAATCATGATTGAGCTCTCCTTTTTTAATTGAATATACCATAAGTTAACATTTTTATACAGGGGGTGAAGAAAATAGTGTGAGCTTAGATACGGTTTTCAAGTTAAGCGTAATAATCGGGATGATTGATCATCTGACAGGCCCTATGGCGAGAGTCGGGTCTACTGTAGATAGTTCAGTTGGAAAAATTGAAAAGCTCAATCAGTCCTTTGGGGATATGGCGAAGACAGGAATTGCAATTGCTGGCGTTGGAAGCCAGATCGCTGGGGCGATGATCTCCCCTGTTACAGCGACATTTGAGACGAGAAAAGCTCTTGGAGAATTAAAATCAGTCGGTATCAAGGATTTGAAAGCACTCGAAAATGCCTCCAAGAGCTTCTCTGATACGTGGGCTGGAACAACGAAAGCTGAGTTTCTTACTGCTGCCTATGACATTAAATCTGGAATTGCTTCTTTGAATGATGAAGCAGTTGGTAAATACACAGAGATTGCTGGTATTACGGCTAAAGGAACTAAAGCAACCATTGGAGAAATGACGAGTCTCTTTGCCACTGGGTATGGTATTTATAAAGGGTTTTACAAGGATATGAGTGATATTGACTTTGGAGAAATGTTTGCGGCGGGCATTGGAAATGCTGCTAATATTTTTAAAACCGATGGAGCTAGTATGTCAGAGGCTATCTCTGGACTGGGAGCAGCGGCCACATCAGCCAAAGTTCCCATGGAAGAACAATTTGCCATACTTGGTATGCTGCAAGCCACCATGAGCGGAGGCGAAGCTGGAACAAAATATGCGGCCTTTATAGGATCGGCTGCCGGTGCTGGCGAAACCTTGGGGCTGAAATTCACGGATGCCAATAATCAGCTTTTAAGTATGCCTGAAATCCTCGGGAAGATTAAAGGCAAGTTTGGCGAAACGATGGATGCGGCAGAAAAGATGAAGTTGGTAGAGGCATTTGGTACCGATGAAGCTGTCGATATGATTGACCTTTTTTACAACAAAACGGGAGATCTCCAAAGTGGCATCTTATCCGTATACGGTGCCATGGGAAATGGTGTTGGCGAAGTTCGCGCAATGGCAAATGCTATCAATGATACCGAGCCTGATAAATTTACGGTATTACAGCAGCGACTTCACAATGTAGGTGAAGAAGTTGGGAATACGCTATTACCAACCTTCAATCAATTACTAGATCGTGGCGGTCAGATTATCGACAAAGTTGGTGCTTGGATAGGAAAAAATCAGGATCTTGTCAGGGTTATTTCTTTAACTGTAATTACGATTGCTACCATTTTAGCGGTTCTAGGAGTGCTCATTGCGGGTTTCGGGGCACTTGGAATAATAGTCACAAAGACTGCTGGGGGACTCTTTTCTTTCGGGAAAGCAATACTAAAAATACCTGACATGCTAACTACTATCCGAATTCAGGCCATGTACGCAGGAGACTCACTCAAAGCAGCTTTCGGAGGAGTTAAAAGCTTTGCATCCTCAGCAGCAACGGGCATCAAGAATGTTTCTACATCAATCTTTAACATGGCAAGAACTGCTGCAGTCAACGGAGCGACAGCCGTAAAGAACTTTGTAGTTAGCTTAGTGCAAATGGCTAGACAAGCAGTTACAACAGCAGTCACCGCAATGCCTGGTCTGATAGCCTCAGTATGGGCTTTCACAGTGGCTCTCCTCGCTAATCCTATGACTTGGGTAGTTATAGGGATCGTGGCCTTGATCGCGGCCTTGGTTCTCTTGTGGCAGAACTGGGATAGCGTCGTGAGTTTCTTCTCAAATAGTTGGCCGAGGATTACAGGTGCTTTTTCAAGTGGAATCCAATCCGTCAAAGATTTTATAACTGGATCTTTAGCGTGGTTCAAGGAGTCGGGATCAAAGGTGCTAACAACCTTCACTGAGGGAATCACAAGTGCGGTTTCAGCTCCGGTTAACGCTGTAAAAGGTGCACTTGGTAAGATCAGAGAGATGCTGCCATTCTCCGATGCACACGTTGGTCCTTTATCACAGCTAACGCTTTCAGGTCGCAGGGTTTTTGAAACCATAACAAGTGGGATGATTAAGACTAAAAACCTCCCTGCTGAAGTAACCGAGAAAGCCTTTACGGGTGTCAGTTTGGCTGCCACTTCTGCTCCTGCTCTTACTCTTGTTTCCGCTCCTGCGCCTACCCCTGTTTCCGCTCCTGAAGGGATTGAGAACGACTTCTCTGTTCCTGCGACATCCCGCGAAGAAATTAAGAAGGTTAACCTGAGAGAAATTTCAAAGGAGAAAACGGAGACTAATCAAAGCTCCAAGGAAAAAGAGAAAGCCACGATCATTGAAAAGTTAATCGTCCAGGTAGATATCAACAAGCTCAAGGATCTCCCGTTGCTCTTCAAACTTCTGAAGGAAATTGAGGACTACACAAACAGCAACGGAAGCGATCAAATGGAAGCGATCTGACACCGGTTGGGGAGGAATAACCTTTGATTTACGTTGACGAAAGCACTATGAAAATCGGGGGGGTCATCCTCCCTGGCCTCTTCAAAAGCATAGAAATTAAGGGCGATGCCTTGATCGAGGAACAAACGGTTGAAGGAAAATCCGAAAAACCTAAACAAGCCACAGGATATGAGGATGCAAAAATAAACGTGGAGCTGCTCCTTTATGATGGTCCTGAACTTACGAAACTACAGAAGCTTGAAGCAATTCAAAACCTCTTTAAGAAAAGCGGTCAAGCAAAGCCAATTGTGTATGAGATGGTTAATGAACATACGGCGGTTAGAGGAATTACACAAGTTATCTTCAAAAACCTCACAACTAAAGAGCAAAACAAAAACGATGAACTATCAGTCATGATTGAGCTTTGGGAGTATGTCGCAATGACTATTACTGCGACAGAAACCTCAAATTCGGCAAGCTCAGAAGCTTCTAAGGCAAAGAGTACCTCAGCTACCAATACAACTATATCGACTGAATACCAGGGCTATTTAAGCAGCCGAGGAGCAGCTCCAAAGATCCAAGATAAGACCTCTAAGACGGCTGCAACGGATGATGCTGATACTCTATCATTTAGGGAAAAAATGAGGCTAATAGAGCAATATTAAACATTAAACGAGGTGAAATGGTGGAAAAAAGCGAGCTCTTTTATCCTGAGATCAGTGTAAATATCGGGGGATATAATTTTAAAAAGGGTATTGAAATCGAAGCTTACTCTTCGAAGAGTTCATATTTTGATTGGGCCAAAGTGAGATTTACGCGGCAGTTCAATCAAAAAATAACACTTAATAAAATGGATAAATCCTTGATTAAACTTGGTTATGATGGGGTTCTCGATGATGTCTTTGAAGGTTATGTAGTTAATCCGATTAACGAGGGAAGCAGCTCGAACGAAGTAATCCTAAAGGATGAAATGATACACCTTGAAGAGACCTACATAACAAATACCTTTCTTAATGCAACACCCCAAGAGATACTTAACTTTTGCCTAAACAAGGCTGGTATAACAAAGATGAGGATAACATCGAAGACTTTCCAGAAGCGAAAAACAATACCGATCTTCCGGAAGAATGTGATATCTGTCATTGAAGAGATTCACGCAATATGGAAAATAAAAGAAGAATTCTACTGCTTAGAAGGTGTGTTTTACTGGGGAGAAAAGCCGGAACAAACGAAAGTATATGAGTTCGAATATGCAGTGAACATCATATCTTTGGAAAGGACCGGAGGAGTTTGGGAGCTTGAAACGGTGTCTGCTCCCTTCATCAAGCACTCACAAAGAATCATCGTAAGGCACCCAAAAATATCAGGGGAATTTGAAACCAAGAAGGTTGTCTTCACGACAAATGAAACGGGATTTATTCGAACTTATATTTACTTCTAAGGAGGGAGAGCTGTGTTGGAGCAGATGATCCAAAATGTCATCGAAAAGCTTATTCAGGTAAGATATCAACATGTAAAGCTCCCTGCCACTGTTTACGCAAAGATCACAAAAGCACAAGAATACCCGGATTATTACGTGTATAATCTCAAAATACTTGACGAAAACAAAGCGATTAACACAAGCTTTCCTGAAATACCGGAGGTAAAGTCCAAGGAAAAGCTTGATTACGGAGATGTTGCGGCGGTAGTGCTCCTGTATGGTAAACTCAATGTTTTTGTAGTTGGGAAGGTGATTTGATGGCGGGCCTATACGATACAGATATTAAGCTAGATGAGAATTGGCAGTTGACTCCTGCTACAAATGGCGACGCTCCCCTCGTTTCAAATGCGGAGTGCATCATCCAGGACATCCGGATCGAAGCTGCATCCCAAGAAGGAGAACTCTTTTATGACCGAGATTGGGGATGGTCGCTGCTTGACTTTTTACAGGCACAAGATGATGATCTGACGAGGCTGGAGATTGAACAACGTGTCAAGACGAAGCTCTCGAAACGAGAAGTCATTGACAATGGAACTATCAAAACCAAGATTGAGTTCCTAGAAGATATGATTTTCGTCAGAGTATCCTTCAAATTTATCAATGACTTAGCCCAGTACAACTTGGACGTTGGGCTGGATCGGGTCAAGGTTGAGGTTGTGATAGTATGATCGATGAAATGATATTAGACGAGATCCTTCCTATTCCGGACATTGAGGAACTGAAGAACTCAATTCAAGAAGAATTAGTCGCTGAAGGTTTTTCGATAACAAACTTCAGCTCAGGAGGTGTGTTCTATACCCTATTGATGATTGTCCTCAGGATACGAATTGAGTTGGTTAAGCTCTTAAGGGGTGTCGTTAATAATACCTTTGCATCTCATGCTCAGGACGACTGGATGGAACTAAAGGCTGCAGACTTTTCCAAGCAACGGAAGAAGCCGACAAAAACAAATGGCTATGTAACCATTGAAAGAGATGCTCCTGGAGAGGCAGTAAAGATTGCCAAAGGAGATGTATTCAAAACAGCGCAAGATATCAATGGTGATGAGCTTAGGTTCTTAGCTGTTGAGGATACAATTCTTCAAATGGATTCCTTGAGTCAAAAAGTTCTGGTGATAGCCGAAACGACTGGTGTAAGATACAATGTCTCTCCTGGTCAAATCACAAGGTCCCTCACCCATATTGAGGGTATTGACAGGATATCCAATGCCTCGGATTGGCTTACGCAAGAAGGAAGCGACCTAGAGGATATTGAGAGCTTAAGAGGCAGAACGCTGAACTCGTGGTCGGAATTATCGACAAACCCTATCAGTGTTAAATACAAAAATGTTTGTGAAGCAGTTGAAGGAGTTTTGTTTGTACGAGTGGATGATCTGCATCCACGTGGTCAAGGCACGATTGATATTATCGTGACCTCAACGGCGGGAGCTGCAACGCAAAGCTTGCTGGATAAGGTTGAAGTTGAAGCTATTGCGATAAAAGGACCCTATGATAACTTACTTGTGAAGTCGTCTGAGACGGTGCTGCAGGATATAGAGATTGTCATATACATTGCTGAGGATGCCAGCGATGAAGGCATTGTAGAAATAGCCGAAACAACTATCATGGATCTGCTCGCAGTCAAAATTGATAGAGAGTTAAACAAGCTATACCTTGACGACATTAGGTATGCATTGAAAAATGCTATCAAAGTCTTAAAGAAAACAACCTTCATTTCACCTGATGATGATGTACTCCTAACTAATGACAAGGTTATTATACTTGGTTCGCTCAACATAACTGTCGAGTGGGTGTAAGGTATGTTCGATAAATTTCAAGATTATATGTATTACCTTCTCTACGCTCCCCTAAAGAAAATTGCCCGAGATAAGAATCAGTTCTATATATTTTTTAAGGTGTTAGGAAAGTTATTTGACCAATCAAAACACGATATTTTTAGAGTCAGAGAAGAGTCTATGATTATTAGTGCTAGTGCTAGAATGCTTGAAGAACATGGACGAGATAGGAATATGAAAAGGCTCAAGGGTGAGAGTCTTGAAAACTACAGGATAAGGCTTTTGATGAAGAATGTCATTGCTGAGAAAGCCGGTGAAAATGAGGGGATACTCCTTGCACTTAAAGCTATTGGATACGAGCAGTCACAAATTGAACCTTTTTATATTCATGACCCTGAAAGATGGGCCGAGTTTACAGTCTTTCTTTCATCAAAGCAGCAAAGCGGTGTTAAGGATCTCAATATTATTGACAGGGAAGTAATGAAGATAAAGCCTGCAAGTGGAAAACCATCTTATGGTATTGACTCTGAAAGCAATACATTAATTAAAACAGAAGCAAAACTCTATCCATTTGAATATCCAATCTGCAATGTTTTAGTAAATGGTACTTGGTATGAATCAGAGTCAATAGGAAGATCTCTTAACTTTAATATGCCTATAGAAACAGCGTTTAGCGTTTTTGATAATGACCAATATCGCTGCAATACATTTAATACAGGGTATGAAACTGAGGTAATCGGAAGATCTCTTAACTTTAATATGCCTATAGAAACAGCGTTTAGCGCTTTTGATAATGACCGATATCGCTGTAATACATTCTATGCCGGGGAGGATCAGTAATGATAACACCAGAAGGAATTCAAGAGGTAGCTCAGGCTATCCTAGAGAGAATTAGCCACGGGGTTTATGATTTGGATGGAGTAACTAATGAATCTGAGATATATAAAACTTCTATTGAGGGAAATCTCCTTATGGTCTACCTGTATTTTGTGGATGATTTGAGTGGTAGTCTTAGTAATTTTAAACTTATTTCAAACATAGGGAATGAGTTTGCAATTAAGTCTGAGATTATAGATAAACCCGAAACAAAAGGTTTACTAGTAAGATTCAAATTTGAAGTAAAGGAGGGATAAGAATGGCATATGAAAAAACCGAATGGATCGATCATGTGACTGACCCTGAGACAGAAGAAGTAATTCTGCAAGGGACAAGATTCACTGCGGCGAGGATGAATAAGATTGAAGCTGGTATTGAGGATGTTACGGGAGGTGTTGCTGCGCTACAGGCGGATGTTACGAACTACAACAAAATAGACTTAACTAAGCAAAAACTTTTAGACTTAGATATGGTGGACATAATTCAGGAAAAAATAGCAGAAGGATACAACTATTTTATTCTACCCAAAGGAACGAGGTTTAATAAAACTCTGGTATTGTTAGACCTTATGTTCGGCCTAGATGTAAATCAAATTACGTTTTCTGGTTCTGGTGGTTTTATGGAAATTGAGCTAAATACAGGCGGTATTGGTATCGTTATAAGTGGTAGTGATGGAATTAACTTTGATAACGTGGGCTTGAAAAGTAGAGGACTACCGAACCCTTCTACAGTAGGTATACTTCAACAAAGAAGCGCAATAAGGGATGCTTGTCAGTTTTCTAAGTTTAGCAGACTACACATTGACATGGAAAACATTCCGTCTGCTAATGGTGGTGTTGGGACTATAGGTATATACAATAATACCGCCGAACTTGCTACATACCACAATATTATGGTATCTGCTGACCTACCTGTTGTTTTAACTAGATCAGACATTTATAATTTATCAACAATTAGACGAAGCCTGAGCTTGGAATGTGTTTCATTCACAGGGATTACGTCTCTTATCGCAAGGTCAAACCATGCGTTACTGCTAGATGGTGTAGCTGACGTATCGATTGACAATTTATACACAACTAGAGATGCATATGTGGGGGAAAACAACACCCAATTTGCTATAGCAATTACGGGTAATGATGAAACAGGTCGTGAGAATTACAATATAAATATTGGATGTTTTGAAAATGAATCTTTTCCCTCATTCTTAGCGGTTAGTGGTAAAGCTAGGGGTTTAAAAGCAAAAGGCACGCAACATGTCGTAGAAACAGAGGTAGTCACAATAGCTGAATATGGCCAGATTGTCGATGGTGAGATCGATATATATGTAGTAACACAACCGGTGGGCTTTTATGATCTAATCAAAGTAGAATCAACAAGCCAAGGACTGTATAACGTTGATATAAAAATATCTAAAACAAATGAGACAAAGGCCCAAATTACATGTGATACAACTGTTGTTGGTTGTCGAACATATAGCGACTCTAAACCACTAATAGTAGTAACACATTTAGCGACTCAAAGTATTATTAGTTTTTTTAGGGATGGAATTATGCGTAACGGTAGTGTGATTTTTTATTCTTATGGTGCATTACCCGATGCAAGCAAGGGTATCGGGGGCAGTTTTGCATTTAACACAAATCCAATGCTAGGGGGAAATATTGGATGGTTTCATGACGGTGCGGTATTTAGACCATATGGTCAGTTAGGTTACCAACAGTCTGCCGGAACACCAGTTGGTGTACTTACACCAAGACAAATAAAAGAGGAAGCGTTTGATAACGTAAACAAACATTGGTACAAAGCCGTAGGTTTAACTAGCGCAGACTGGAAACAAATAACTAATTAGGAGGAGTAGTAATGGGATACAAACAAAATGTACAACTTAATAGCGGTTTATCGGTTACTGAGGCGTACCACAGATTAGATTCATACGTAGGTGGGAAAACAGGCGTAACGGTATACGTAAATGCTTACGTTAGTCAACAGGCATATCTAGATGGTAAAGTCTTGCTAATACAGAAACCATATACGTTTATCCCTAACATGGATGACAACGCGGAAAATATAATGAGGCAGGGATATGCAGATATTAAAACACGTCCGGAGAATGCAAATATTGTCGATGTGCTAGAGGAAGGTCAAAGCCTGTAAAGATGTCGCAGTAGACTTATTATGCTCAGCAAAGGGAGCTAAGGAAAAAAGTGAGCATCAAGCCTCTACTAAGGTTTGATGCTCTTGGAAAATCATAAGTTATGTAATCCTTCCTAGGTCGGCTTGCCGCAACATTTCTTGTATTTTAATCCGCTACCACAGGAACACAATTCGTTCCTACCGATTTTCGCAATCTGTTTAGGTACATTCTTTAGATTCTTGGCAGGGTCTGGAGCAGGTCTTTTAATCTTATTTTTAGGCATTTGTGGTGATGGCTGACTATTAATCTGGTCGATTACCTCATTGGGGCTTATTCTTGCTTTAGCGTCAGATAATGCGTTGGGATACAACATACCAATAATCATAAGTATAATAATGATATATTGGTAAACATCTTGACGAGTCTTAGGAAACAGGTCAGTGATTGATGCTAGTTCCGGAACTTCTTTTTGTACCTGTTGTTTAATTTGATCAATACCAAGTCCTTTCTTCTGGGAATGGCGAAGGATAGCGGCCAATTTATTTAGGTCATTTACCGTTTTTCCAGGTCCGCTTAGGAGTTCGATGGTATCACCAATAAAATTGTAAACTCCATCTGGAATATGCCCCATGCCTCCACATGCCGGGCAAGGACCACTTGCACAATTACTTAAGGACATATTAGTACAATTATCGGCCCTAATACCAGATGGGAAAATTGCGCCACATGTATTACAAAAGGCTGGAATCATAGGCATTTTTCGTATCCTCCCTTTCATTTTTTAACGTGAATAATACTAAACGTATTTTATCACACGATGCATGTCGAAATAGGCAACAATTGGTTATAAGGAGTTGAACGAAAATGAAATTTATCAACGAGGTATCAGATTTACTGAGCTTCGCACTATGCTCAATATCAATATTCCTATTTATGAAGCATAATATGGAACCTGCAATATACTTTTGCATTTTAGCGACTTGGTTAAAAATAAGGTTTAATACCCAACGCTCAAGCACAAAAAAATGAAGGGTATTATTTTTGTGCTTGGCATTCTCCTTAAGTCCTTAAAATGAAAGTTCGAAGAAAACTTCTATGTGTACTAACTGCACAAAAGCCTTCTTCGAACTAGTTCTATTATATTAAGTTATTTTTGCCAAAAATCTTGAGAAGTTTTGCCAAAAATTTTGAGCGGCTACACTTAGGAATACCGTGTGCGAGAGCTGGACTTTTAGACGACGAAAGAGCTTATTCAGTTATTGACGAACGGGTAAAAAATAACTTAGTACATGCGTGTGATCTGCTTAAACTTGATGAAGGTTCTGTCTACGATATCTATGACAAATTAGAAAGAATTAATGTCAATGCAAGAATCAAGTTTCGATTTTTACAAATGCTTCTTTTTGATGTTCTGACCAGACAGGTAGATCGAAATATGACAAACTTTAGTTTCATCATTATAGATAAGTGTCTTGATATGTACGAACTGTATGACCACGGTTTATCTTTGTTTTCTACGACTAAGTTTAAACCAGACCTTAATTTTCTGATGAGAACTAGGGACTATTCAGAGGATGTTTTGGACTTCTGTATAAAAAAATCAAATGGATTACACTTTAAGCTTAAGGATTTATTGCCAAAACAAGTTAGTTTCGAAGAATTGAAGAATATTATGTATCCATTTGAGAGCCGGATCAATAATTCTGTAGATGATATATGTCATTGGGTTGTATCACAACAAGATAATATAATCACAAAATTTAGGCAGGTAGACAATGATAATCTTGTCTTTCGCATCCATAATTTGTAACATTGATAGAGCTACGGAGTATGCCGTTTATCTATGTACGTTTGTCGTGATCCCAAGGTGTGAAAGACCTCCATGCTTGTAACCTCAAACAGAGAAAAATTTATTTTATAATAAGGACTATTTGCAGGAATTCATGAAAGTTTGTAGAATATTAGATTTATTGAAAAAAATAATATTGCCGAGAAAGACCATGAAGGTGTTTGCAAAAACCATGGAGGTTTGACTCGTTAGGGTCTACTTTGTGGTTTTTTTTGTTTACCTGAGAGGAAGTGAGAGTAATACTTCATTAAGAAATATCCAACTTAAATAGAAACCATCAACTCGAAAAAGATAAAGAAGAGATATGGATGTATTATATATTGGAGGGGATACTTATGCATATGGCAGATGCCTTGATTTCACCTTTAGTGGGTGGTACTATGTGGGTAGCAACAGCGGGTGTTGCGGCCTATTCGATTAAGAAGATTCAAACCGAGATGGATGAAAAGAAAATTCCTTTGATGGGAGTTATGGGAGCGTTTATCTTTGCGTCCCAGATGATCAATTTTACGATACCAGGAACGGGCTCCAGTGGCCATATTGGGGGAGGCTTAATTCTAGCAATATTACTGGGTCCCTATGCCGGCTTCCTTACTATGGCGTCAGTTCTTACGATACAAGCTTTGTTTTTTGCAGATGGAGGTTTGCTGGCCTTAGGTAGTAATATATTTAATATGGGATTTTTCTCATGTTTTATCATCTATCCACTTATTTATAAAGGGATCATGGGAAAGAGGTATTCTGCTCAACGGATATTATTTGCATCCGTTCTTACGGCGATCATCGGTCTTCAGATGGGTGCATTTGGGGTGGTTCTAGAAACGCTCTTTTCCGGTAAGACTGAGTTGCCTTTTGGGACGTTTGTCTTATTAATGCAGCCTATTCATCTGGCAATCGGTGCAGTAGAAGGCCTTGTCACAGCAGCTATTGTAACTTATATTTGGAATTCACGTCCGGAAATTATTGAAAGGGCTGCCTCAGGACAAGCGATCGGTGATGTCTCCATCAAGAAGGTTGTGGCAGGAATCGTCACAATTGCAGTGGTTACAGGTGTAGGGCTATCGTGGTTTGCCTCTTCTAAT